GAGAACCAAGTCTATCCTCATTGGAGTATGACGATGAGAAAATGTGGGAAGCTTGGAAGGCAGCTAAAGAACTTGGAGTTAAGGACTTATAAACATGACCCCAGCACAAAAAGAGATATTCTTAATCGTAGACGAGTTCTGGAAGCTTTATGGATTTGGTCCGACTATTGATGACGTGATGCGTCTTACTGGCGAAAGGGGCAGAGGTAATGTCGCTAGGAAGATGCAGATACTTATCGAGATCGGGGTTTGCAAAGGGGTTAAGGGCAGATCACGCTCGATTCGTCCAGCAGGGTTAAGGGTAAGAGACCTTGAATAAATTTGAATTAGGAATAACTTATTTAATGAAGCCATGTGCTAAACGCTTCACAATGGTGCGTGGAATATTTCATAAGCCTATAAAGGTCATGAATAGTAATTCTTATTGGTATGCCAAATATAAACGATTACAAGCTAGGTTTGAAATAAATGAGCGATAAAGTCGTAGAACTGATAAATATGCTATCTCCAGAAGAACAGACTATGGTTCTGGAGCAAGTACGTGAATATGACAACGCCTTAGTTCGTGAAGAAGGCCAAGAAGACTTTATGAAGTTTGTAACTACGATGTGGCCTGGATTCATTCATGGAAGACACCATGCCTTAATGGCTAGGAAGTTTGAAGAGATCGCTGAAGGCAAGACTAAGCGACTTATCATCAATATGCCTCCTCGCCATACTAAGTCAGAGTTTGCATCGTTTATGCTGCCAGCTTGGTTCTTAGGAAGATTCCCTGGCAAGAAGATCATTCAGTGCTCCAATACAGCAGAACTTGCAGTTGGGTTTGGACGAAAGGTGCGAAATCTGGTAGACTCTGAAGTCTATGCGAAAATATTCCCAAATGTCGCCCTTCGGTCTGACTCTAAAGCTGCTGGTCGCTGGAGTACTAATGCTAATGGTGAGTACTTTGCTATTGGTGTGGGTGGTACTGTCACAGGTAAGGGAGCTGATCTACTCATCATTGATGACCCGCATTCGGAACAGGAAGCAGCGTTAGCGTCAGCAGATCCATCAGTATTCGATAAGGTGTATGAGTGGTATACTTCAGGTCCACGCCAACGTTTACAACCAGGCGGTTCGATTGTAGTTGTTATGACACGTTGGTCTAAGCGTGACTTGACAGGAAAGATCCTTCAAGCCATGACTGATCGTGATGGAGATGAGTGGGAGATTATTGAATTACCTGCTATACTTCCTAGTGAGAAACCTTTATGGCCAGAGTTTTGGTCTTATGATGAATTAAGCAAATTAAGAATTGAGTTGCCATTAAGTAAATGGTCAGCTCAGTATCAACAAAATCCTACCTCTGAAGAGGGCGCTTTAATTAAGCGTGAATGGTGGATGGAATGGGAAGCAGAAAACCCTCCATACTGTCAATTTGTTATTCAATCTTGGGATACGGCTTTTACAAAGAATGAACGTTCCGACTATTCAGCTTGTACAACTTGGGGAGTTTTTTATAAGGATGAAAACGAAAATGATCCTCATATTATTCTTCTTGATGCTCTTAAAGAGCGGATGGAATTCCCAGAACTTAAGGCAAGAGCGTTTGAATACTATCAAGAGTGGCAACCTGATGCCTTTATTGTAGAAGCAAAAGCCTCTGGAGCCCCATTAATCTTTGAATTAAGACGTATGGGAATACCTGTTCAAGAGTTTACACCGACACGAGGAAACGATAAAATAAGCAGATTGAACTCAGTATCAGATTTATTTGCATCTGGCAAGGTGTGGGCACCAAGAAAGCGTTGGGCCGAAGAAGTCATAGAAGAGATGGCAGCTTTTCCAAATTCAGACCACGATGACTTAGTGGACTCTTCAACCCAAGCTCTTATCCGTTTTCGTAAAGGGGGATTCATCAACCTTCCTACAGACGAACCTGATGAACCAAGAGAATTTAGACGCAAAGTAGCATATTACTAAGGAAAAATTATGGCAATCGACAAAGCATTATATGAAGCACCGCAAGGTCTAGCAGCAATTGAGCAAGCTCCCCCAGTAGAAATTGAAATTGAAGATCCAGAATCTGTACATATCAACATGGGCGGATTAGAGATTGATCTTGAAAAAGCAGAAGACAATGAAGAGTTTAATAAAAACTTAGCTGAAGAATTAAGTGCTGGTGATTTAGCTATGCTAGCGGGTGATTTAATTGGTGAATTTGATTCTGACGTTTCCGCAAGAAAAGACTGGATTCAAACTTATGTCGATGGGTTAGAATTACTTGGTCTTAAGATTGAAGAACGTTCAGAACCATGGGATGGTGCATGTGGTGTTTATCATCCAATCCTAGCTGAAGCTGTTACTAAATTCCAATCAGAAACAATCATGGATACTTTCCCAGCAGCTGGTCCTGTTAAGGGCGAGATTATTGGAAAAGAAACACAAGAGAAAAAAGAAGCGATGGAGCGTGTTGTTGATGACATGAACTATGAGCTTACAGAAAAGATGACTGAGTATCGCTCAGAACATGAACGTATGTTATGGGGCACCGCATTATCTGGTAACGGATTTAAAAAGGTTTATGTAGATCCAGGTCTTGATCGTCAAGTATCTATCTATGTTCCTTCGGAAGATTTAGTTGTACCTTATGGTGCATCTAATCTTGAAACTGCAGAGCGTGTATCTCACGTTATGCGTAAAACAGAAAATGAATTACTAAGACTACAACTGGATGGATTTTATTTAGATACCGATCTTGGTGCACCGCAAAATACATTAGATGAAGTTGAGAAAAAGATTGCAGAGAAATTAGGCTTCCGTGCAACAACTGATTCAAGATATAAACTTATTGAAATGCAAGTTGATTTAGATCTTCCAGGCTTTGAACATGAAGATGAAAAAGGTAACAAGACAGGTTTAAAACTTCCTTACATCGTAACCATTGAATATGGCAGCATGCAAGTTCTTGCCATTAGACGTAACTGGGAACCCGATGATGAAACTTTCCAAAAACGTCAGCACTTTGTTCATTACGCATACATTCCAGGTTTTGGATTCTATGCTTTTGGTTTGATTCACTTGATCGGAGGTTTTGCTAAATCTGGTACATCCATCTTACGTCAATTAGTAGACGCTGGATCACTAGCAAACCTTCCAGGTGGATTCAAAACTCGTGGTTTAAGAGTTAAAGGTGATGATACACCGATAGCTCCAGGTGAATTTAGAGATGTAGATGTACCTTCTGGCACGATGAAAGACAACATCATGCCATTACCATACAAAGAACCATCACAAACACTCATTCAACTACTCAATCAGATCATTGATGAAGGCAGAAGATTTGCTGCAGCAGGTGATTTGAAGGTTGCAGACATGAGTGCTAACTCTCCAGTAGGCACAACACTTGCAATCTTAGAGAGAACACTCAAAGTGATGTCAGCTATTCAAGCTCGTATGCACTTTTCAATGAAAAATGAGTTCAAATTACTCAAAAAGATCATTGCAAGCTACGCACCAGCTGATTATTCATATGAACCAGTGATAGGTAGCCGTAAAGCTCGTAGAAAAGACTACGAAATGGTCAATATTATCCCTGTTTCTGACCCAAATGCGGCCACAATGAGTCAAAAAGTGGTGCAATACCAAGCAGTTTTACAATTATCACAAACAGCACCTCAACTTTACAACCTACCATACCTACATCGTCAGATGTTAGAGGTATTAGGCATTAGAAACGCTGAAAAGTTAGTGCCTTTACCTGAAGATGAGAAGCCATTAGACCCTGTAACAGAAAATATGAACGCTTTAAAGAACAAACCTCTAAAAGCATTCATGTATCAAGACCATCAAGCTCATATTGCAATCCATTTAGCTATGTTAAATGATCCAAAGATTAGAGAAACGATTGGCCAGAACCCACAAGCTCCATTAATTGCACAAGCATTACAAGCTCATATCACAGAACATATTGGTATGGAGTATAAACGTCAAATGGAACAACAAATGGGTATTAACATTCCATACAACGATCTTGATGCTAATGATGAATCAACTAAATTATCACCAGATCAAGAAATGCAGATTGCTCGTATGGCAGTTCCAGCAGCACAAAACTTACTCAATCAAAATCAAACTGAAGTTGCAGCACGCAATGCTCAACAAGCAGCTCAAGATCCAATTGTTCAAATGCAAATGAAAGAACTTCAATTAAAAGCTCAAGAAGTTGATATTAAGATGAAGAAAATGCAAATTGAAGCAGCGGCTAAAGCTGATCAGTTAGAAGTTGAACGTGCAAGAATATCAGCACAAAAAGAAATTGCAGGTATGCAAGCTACTGTCAAAGCACAATCTGATAAAGCATCTATTGCCTCTAAAGAAAAGATAGAAGGTTTTAGATTAGGCTCTGATGTAGGTAAAGCAAAAGCCCAAATGGCTATGCAAGAAAAGAAAAAACAACAACCTTCAAACAAGGAAACTAAATGAATGAATACGAAGTTATATTAAGAGAAATAGATATACAAGTAAGAAATTTAGAAGAACATTTAGGTACTGGTGTAGCCAAAGACTACTCTGAATACCAAAATATATGCGGAAAG